TCTGAAGAAGCTAGAAGAGCTGCTGAACTAGAAAAAATCATAGCTGAAGCAGGGCTTAAACCTGGTCCTAACGAAAGCATGTATAGCAAAAACAACATGAGCATGATCGACGCACTTAAATATATCGGCGGAGAGGTTAAAGACATCTTTACGGACAGCTATAGGAAGGCTCAAGGGCCTTATGGCGTTCAAGGACCTCCTGAAGGTGTAACTCCTCCTCTTCCTCTTAATAATATTCTAGATTCTGGAATGGGTGAAGCGATAAAATCTGGGTTAAGTTCAACACTTGAAAAAGATTATGACGTTGACGAAGAGATAAGGGATTCCTCTACAGCTCAGGTTGGCCCTGAAGGTGTAACTACTCCTCTTCCTATTGCCACAGATTTACCTCCCAACACAGTAGATGGCGAAAATTCATCAATTGGATTTGGTTTTGATGAAGAAGGTGACATATTTGATTCTGCTGGTTACAATATTTCTAAAGATTACATAAAGTCATTAGAGGATCAGTATGAAAAATTAAGTGGTAAAGTAAGTCCATTCTCTAAGGTCAATGATTTAGAAAAATATGCAGGAAGGCTTCGAGAGGCAATTAATGATTTTAAAATGGCCAAACCCACACCAGCAGATTTTGACCCCGAAGGTGTAGTCGCAGGAGAAAAAGCTTTTGCCAATAATGAAGAAGCCCTTGTCAATGATATTAATTCAGATTTATTTTCTGGTATCGACGAGACAAATGAATATTTATATTCTGATGATTATAAGGATATGTTCTCTGAAGAAGATATAAATGAAACAAACGCTGTAGATAAAGCTGGAGAACTTATTAGTAAAACATCAGGCAACACAACAGAAGTAGTGAACACCGTAAAAGCACAGATTAATGACGATCTTTACTACAAAAAATTAGACGGCCTAAGTGAAGGTAATTATGCTTTTGAAACTGAAGAAGAGCTTTTAAAACGTCTAAGAGCTGGAATAAGAAACCAAGGTTGGGTGAGAGATGGTGTTAGTCTTATTTCTAAAGCGCACCCTGTTTTATTCTTGCTTGATAAGGTTATGATAAAATTAACTCAAAAAGATATGAAGGAACAGGCTGACTTACTAGACGGTAAAAACTTGAAAGAGGGTGAAACAGCGAAAGCGGTTAGAATACAAAAAGGCAGGCATAAAGGTAAGTATGTTGGTGTTGTTATTATGAAGGATGGCAAAATAGTTGAATACAAAGGTCATGCAGTTATGCCTAATCAATTTGATAACAAAGATCCTCTTTATGATTACATTTTAGGAGAAGGATTCAAAGATAAACTTGATAATGATGATTCTCCTGCTCCTAATGATCCATGTCCAGCGGGTTATGTATTAAGTGGTGGCGTTTGTGTTCCAATTCAAAATGTAGGTGAAGATGATGACACAACTGAGGATGATACAACTGATGATGACACATCTGATGATGACACACCTACAGAAACTCTAGACGAGATTATTGCTAGAATTAGACAGCCTCCTAGAGTTCCTACTGAACCTACTGAGACATTCAAGCCAATTACTTTTGCGAAACAAGGTGGCGCAATGGGGGTAGATCCTCTTACAAGTGGAGCTGTAACAGATAGTTTAGCTTCAGCGACACAAAGGTTTTTAAGTAGCTTAACGGGGTAGGGTTATGGATGGTGTGGAAGACTTTTCGCAGTTTCTAACTGACGAAGAGCTTATGAAAGTCGCTCCTATGTTGGAGCGGCTTAATAAATTAGACGAAAGAGAAGAAAAACAAAAAGATTTTATGTCTTTTGTTAAGTATGTGTGGCCTGATTTTATTGAGGGGGCGCATCATAAGATTTATGCTGAAAAATTACAGGCTGTTGCGGATGGTAAGATCAAAAGACTTATTATTAACATGCCTCCTCGTCATACAAAGAGTGAATTTGCGTCTTATTTGTTCCCAACGTGGCTTATGGGACGTGATCCTACTAAAAAAATCATTCAGGCGACTCACACAGCGGAGCTGGCGGTTGGTTTTGGTAGAAAAGTAAAGAATTTAATTGAGAATGAGGACTTTCAGGACATTTTCCCTGACGTTAAGCTTGCTGTTGATGCTAAAGCCTCTGGTCGATGGAGTACAAATGCGGGTGGAGAGTATTATGCGGTTGGAGTTGGGGGTGCGTTAGCTGGTCGTGGTGCTGATTTAGCTATTATTGATGATCCTGTGTCTGAGCAAGACGCATTAAGTTCTACTGCGCTTGATACTATCTACGAATGGTACACTTCTGGCCCTCGACAGCGTCTACAGCCTGGTGGTTCGATCATAATTGTGATGACTAGGTGGTCTATTAGGGACTTAACGGCAAAAGTTTTGGCTAAACAGAGCGAAAAAGGAGCTGATAAGTGGGATATAGTAGAATTTCCCGCTATTATGCCCTCTGGCAAGTCATTATGGCCTGAATATTGGAAATTAGAGGAGTTAGAGGGGGTAAAAGCGTCTATTCCTGTGGGAAAGTGGAACGCACAGTACATGCAGAACCCCACAGCCGAAGAAGGGGCGATAATCAAGCGAGAATGGTGGCAAAAGTGGGAAAAAGAGGACCCTCCTGAGTGTAATTACATCATTCAGAGCTATGATACGGCCTTTAGTAAGAGTGATAGAGCCGACTATTCTGCGGTTACAACATGGGGAATATTCACAGAACCTAAGACAAATGAGGAACATATCATGCTTTTGGACGCTGTTAAGGGGCGTTGGGAGTTCCCACAGCTAAAAGAAGAGGCAAATGAACTTTACAAATTGTATGACCCTGATATGGTTCTCATAGAGCAAAAAGGTTCAGGGATGCCTTTAACGCAAGAATTAAGGCGTATGGGGATTCCAGTAACACCATTTACTCCGAGCCGTGGTGCTGATAAGTTTACGAGGATGCACTCCTGCGCTCCTGTATTTGAGAGTGGCATGGTGTGGTGTCCTGAGACTAACTTTGCGGATGAGGTGATGGAAGAATGTGCTTCTTTTCCTAATGGCGAACATGATGACTTGGCAGATAGCATGACACAGGCTATACTCCGTTTTAGACAAGGTGGTTTTATTATTACCCCAACTGACTATAATGACGAAGATGACTACGAATTTAGAAGCTCAAGAGAGTATTATTAGGAGATAAAAATGGCAAATATGGCAGACAGTATTAGACAAGCTAAAATGATGACGGGTTCAACGGGAGCTGGTGCAGGTAAAGCTGTTAGTGATGAAGATGTAGATCGTTTAAGAAAGATGATGGCTGAACGAAACATGGCTAACACGGAGTCTCAAAATGCTACTACTGACATGGATGCAGAAAAAGCAGGTATGATTAAAAAACTTATGATGATGATGGGTGGCAGCAAAGGTGGAGCTGGCAAAGGCATGATGGGCGGTGGTCCAGTGAAGAAGTACAAGGGCGGTGGTTGCGTAATGCCAGGTCGTGGAAAAAGTCGAGCAATGAACAAGTAAAGGATTAGTGGTATGGTAGTTTACAAAGCTAAAAAGTCTCCCAGAACTGGCTCTCAGTTTTATCAGTCGGAAGGTAATAAAAGAGCTGTGCTTGATGCAGATGGGAAAGAAACTAAATTAGAAAAAGCTATTAGTAAGGCTTTTAAAGAAAAATATAAAAGTGGAGATATTTCTCGTGAAGAGTATATAAATTCTGGAGCTACTGAAGCACGAATATTTTCGGACTCAATTTACGATGCTATTCAAAACCCGCCAAAATCGAAGGGTACTGGTAAAGCCGTTATGAAAGGCCGTGGCGGAAAATTTAAAGGAGTAAACTGATGAAAAAGAAAAAATCAATAAAAACACCTACTGATGGCAATAAGCAAAATGCAGTTACAGGTGTAATGAGTGAGTCTTTTAACAATTTAAAAAAGGCTCCTATGACAGGCGGAACAGGAGCAGGAAACTCTAGAGGCGGTGGAGCTGCACTAAGAGGGACTAAGTTTATTGGCGTTAGATAGCGCAAAGAGGTTGGGGTAGAGTGCAACAGGTGAGTCCTCCCACTAACTGTTGTCTGTTCCCATTTTTGGAGAGAAAAGTGGTATGAGCAATTTCTGCCCCAACACTTTATACATAGGAGATCACAATGGCTGTTGAGAGAGATATGGGAGCAGGTGGTATGCCTGGAATTCTTCCTTTAGATGAAAATCCTGAAGCTATTGTTGAAATAGAAGAAATGCAAATTGGACCTGGAATCCTAGAAATGGAAGATGGTTCTGCTATTGTAGGTGAATTTGAGGAGGAAACTGTTACTGTAGACATTCCTTTTGACGGAAACTTAGCAGATACAATGGATTCTTCTGAGCTAGGGACAATAGCATCTGATTTGATAGGTTCGATTGATGATGATTTATCTTCAAGAAAAGATTGGGAAGATACCTATAAAAAAGGTATAGAGTTTCTTGGAATGAAGAGCGAAAAACGTTCTGAGCCATTTGAAGGCTCTTCTGGCATTGTTCACCCTCTTTTGGCTGAGTCTGTAACCCAATTCCAAGCGCAAGCCTACAGGGAGCTGTTACCAGCCCAAGGGCCAGTAAGGGTGCAGGTATTCGGAGAAGAGACTGAGGCTCTTATTAAGCAAGCTGAAAGAGTTCAAGAGTATATGAACTATATGATTACATGTAAGATGGAAGAATATGATCCAGAGTTAGATCAGATGTTATTCTACTTACCTATTATTGGTTCTACATTTAAAAAGATTTATTTTAACCCATTAAAAAACAGAGCTGTATCTGACTTTGTTCACGCAGAAGATTTAATTGTTCCATACGGAGTATCAGATTTAGCTTCATCTCCTAGAGTTACGCATAGAATTAGTATGGACTCTAATGAAGTTAGGAAACTTCAATTAGCGGGTTTTTATAGTGATGACATAGATTTGCCTTCTTCTGGAACCGATGATTCTGGTGAAGTTCAAGAATCTATTAACGATGTTCAAGGTGTTCATCCAACTAATAGCTCAGATGAGTTAACTTTATATGAAGTCCATTTAAACCTAGATTTAGATGGATTTGAAGATATGGACGAAATGGGTGAGCCTACTGGTTTACAGTTGCCTTATATCGTAACAATTTTAGAGGATACTAGCGAAGTATTATCTATTAGGAGGAACTACGAAGAGCAAGACGCAATGAAGAAACAAAAACATTTCTTTGTTCATTACAAGTTTCTTCCAGGTCTTGGTTTTTATGGGTTGGGGCTAACTCATATGATTGGAGGGTTAGCTCAAGCTTCCACTTCGATTTTAAGACAGCTTATAGATGCAGGGACTTTAGCTAATCTTCCTGCTGGATTTAAAGCTCGTGGTGCTAGAATTAAAAATGATGACGAACCACTACAGCCTGGAGAATTTAGAGATATAGACGTAGTTAGTGGCGATTTGCGTGGTGCGCTTATGCCATTACCATTTAAAGAGCCTTCAGGTACTTTGTATAACCTTTTAGGTAATCTTGTAGACGCAGGGCGTAGGTTTGCGTCTATGGCAGACCTAAAAGTAGGTGAAATGGGGGGTGATACTCCTGTTGGGACTACTATGGCTATTATGGAGCGCGGCACAAAAGTTATGTCTGCTATCCATAAAAGGCTACATTATTCTCAAAAATTAGAGTTTAAGCTATTAGCTCAAGTGTTCTCTAAGAGCGTAGAACCATATCCCTATATTATTTCAAATGAAGTAGGTCCAGAAGTTAAGGCACAAGATTTTGATGGTAGAGTGGAT